GCATATCAGATAAGACAACTACTCTTTTCATTCAGAGCCTTCCCACTTGCCATCAAGAACCATCAAAGCGATGGTTGCATAATTAGCTATATCCATAAACGAATCTCTTAATGATTCATTCTCTGGTGTTGCACCTGTTTCAACTAAGTTATTAATGCGAGCAAGTTTGTCAAACATTCTCACTCTTAATCCATTCAATGGTCCACCAGGTGATTGAGATATATTCTTTGAACCATAGTCTTTTTGTTTCTTAACTAATAGCAATACGTTTGCATTAGTGATTTCTACTACATCGTTATAGAATTGTTCTAGCTCTACTGGAATATCAAACTTACTCATCTTTGTTTCCTTTACCTAGTAACTTAACTAATTCAACATCTAAGTTCTTGGTTTCTTTTTCTATAACTTCTTCCATAATGATCTCATCAACTATCTCTTCAAGATCACCATTAGCGTGAGCATAAAATGCAGCACCAACACCTGCTAATAAAACCTTGGCTGTGTCATAGTCTTCATCTTCAATCAAGCTATATAAATCTTTTAACATATCCATTAAGTCCAAAGCTATAGTCCCTAAAGGGAGCAATACTTTAAAATCTTCTTCGTGTTCTTTGAGGTAGTCGAAGATGTTATCAAACTCAACACCACATTCATCACAGATATAAACTCTTCTTTCATCTTTCAAGATGCAACCTTTGATTTGAAATAATCAGCACCCTTCGCAACATAAATGCTGTTGACATCTTCGCCTTCTGGCATTGAGATAATTGTAACAGTACCTAGCTCTTTTGCCAACTGTCTGGCAAAGTCTTGTCCTGCTTGATCACCATCAGCAAAGATAAAGATCTTTTCAAAGTCTGCTAGCAACTTGTAGTAATGCTTCTTCCAGTTGTTTGCCCCTGGAACTCCGATAGTCGGGAAGCCTACTTTGGTATCAAGTGTAATGGTATCAATCTCACCCTCACAAACAGCAATCCAATCATTAGCTCTAAACAAAGCTGACACATTGAATAGATGTGTGCTTGCTCCTGGTAGTCCTAGATACTTAGGCTCAGTATTATCTATTGATCTAAATCTAATATCAACTATGCCTGTTCTAGTTATGTATGGGATAACTAATCTGTCTTTATAAAGTTCGTGTCCAGGAAGAGGATCAGTCACTACCCCTAGCAAATAACGGTTTCCGTCTTTTAGAGTCAAGCCTCTTTGCAACAGGTAGTCTTCTGCCAGAGATAGATTTTGGTTGTACTTCTCTGCTGCTTCCTGTAAATTTTTCTTCTGCGAATAAGTAAGCTTCACGAAAGCCTATCCCTTCTCTCTCCATAATAATTTTATAACTGTCGCCTTTAATTCCACAACCAAAACAATTGAACGCATCTGCTTCTGTTGAGTATGTAGCAGAAGCTACCGAGTCATTGTGAAAGGGGCAACAAATCTTGCGCCATCCTTTTACATCTTCTCTAACGTTCTTTGCTCCGTAATGTTTAAGCACCTCAGTTATTGACGGCTTATCCATTACTTCCTCCTAGTAACCTGCTTCTATTAATAAATTAATATAAACTTCTACTGGCATAGTAGCATACCATTCGCCAACATTAAGTGTTCCACGTTTTTTATGTATGATTGCGCCAGTTAATGCTTGAGAGTTTTTCATCTCTTGTTCTAATTCTTTAGTCCACTTAGGTAGTTCTGTTTTCTTACAATCCTTAACTTCAATACAGACATTGGCGATACCAGAGATATCGCCTTTGTCTAGACTTCCAGCTAGTGCTCTTCTTTCAACAGTGTCCCAAGTATTTTTAAGATACTTAACAACAGCAGTCTCTGCTGCTGTACCTTTAGTCTTACTTGGGTTTGCCACTAGAACTTCTTAACTGGTGCTGAAACTGTATTAGCAGAGATCTCATCAACAGTTTTATTTATACCCTCTTTGTTGGTATAACTACGTTGTTTAAGTTCTCCAGTAATAATAATGGAATCTCCTTTTTTGAAAGTGTTAGCTGTGTTTTCTGCAGCTTTGCCCCAAACACTTCCACTCAAGTAAATAGGATCTGTGTTAACCCATTCACCTGTTTCTGTTTTCTTTCTTGAATTGCAAGCTATACGAAAATTAGCACAAGCCTTTTCGTTATAAAACTTTAATTCAATATCGTCTACTAGATTTCCTTCTGCAACTATTGTTGGGTATGGCATTGTTTTTCTCCTATATTAGCTTCGTTGTTGCACGTGCAGTACCAGATAGATGAACAGATATGACATCTGCCTTCTCCATCTTTCAAATTACTGCTCTTTCTGGATCCGATATAAACATACGCTCAGGTTGAAACTCAAGCATATGAACTGCTTTACCAGTTGGATCTGCCTTACCGTAACGATTCTTAACACTGGCTACTCCGAGATAACCACCATTAGGATCTTGTCCAATAGTTAGAATCAAAGCTGGTAACTGATTTACCATTCCTTGAATCGCTGCTCTTGGTTGACAAGGAGTTCCTTCATATGTTTCTTTTGTATGATGAAGAACTATAACTGCAGCATTGGTTTCCCTTGCTAAAAATTTTAATTCTTTCATTGCTGAACGCATACCAGACCACTCTTCTGCACCATCCATAGCAACATCCATCAAGTTATCTACGACAATCATTGATGGTGACTCTCCCCATAGTTCTTCGAATGCAAGAACATTCTGGTAAAGATCATCTAAGTTTGGAGCTGACTCAAACAACCAGTAGATATGTTTAGAACAATCTAGTTTTTGTTTGAAAGCTTCTGGTTCTTGTTCCATAGTACGCTCTGAATCAATCTGAGTAACACCAGTAACCATTGAATACAATCGCATTGCCATTGTATGTAGGTTTGTATCAGCAGAGACATAAAGTGTTGGCACGTTTGCTCTTAATGCAATAGCTAATGCCAATGTACTTTTACCAGCACCAGGTGTTCCTGCTACTAGAGATACTTCTGCTCTTCTGAATATGATGTTGTTATTGGAAAGTGTTGTGAACACTGTAGGAATAGGTTCTCCACCAATGTCTTGCTTGCCAACAGATCTAATCAGTGTGCGCATTTAAGCATTCACACTCTTACATTGCGATTGCCCTTTAGGCATCGAGCAAGAATAGAATGCTGGATATCCTTTACCTGTTGTCTTAGACATTCCACCTTTAACAAATCGCATTGGACCGTGTTCGCACATTGGTACGACACCAGTCGGTGCGTTAGTTGGAGCTGGATTAAAACCAGCAGGTCTTACTGGTGCAGGAGGAGTTGGCTTACTAGACAATGGATCTGGAATTACAGTCCCATTGAACGCAGCTTGAATCTCTGCAACAGAAGTTGGTTTAAACTTTTGTTGTAATGTATTAATCATTTCGATAACTGCTAAGTCATCGTGTAAGTTCGCAAGGTTAAGTGCAAACTCATCTTTAGTATTTCCTCTAATAGTTAATAGATCTCCATTAACTTTTGTAGTAAAGGAATATGTTGCTTCTGTTGTATTAGCCATTCATTTCTCCAATTGTGTGTGCTAACGATCCATTCCTCCACTTGCAATAATCTGTTCGAGAACACATCTTGCAGTTAGTTAAGTTAGGAATATATAAGTTAGCTTTCCTTGCTCTATTAAACTCCTTGATTAAATATTCTACTGTTGAAGTAGGTACTAAATCAAGATCTAATGGAACACCTGTACCACCTTGACGAGCCATCCAGTAGGTTCCCCAGCGAGGTCTAATTCCGAATGTCTGCTCCATTCCAGCAGCGTAGAACGCAAGCTGTAGGTCAGATGATGGAGTGTTCCTTCCAGTTTTAATATCCAGGATAATTAATTCACCTTCAGGATTTACCATCACTCTATCAAGAACCATCTTGACAAGAGTGTTATCAAACTTTGGTGTTAAACCAAGTTCAATAGCTGGATCCCCATTAGGTGTTTCCCAGATCTTCCAACCAGAATTTCTTTTCCAGTTAATCCAAGAGTTAACAAACTCAATACCATTGTTGAACCACCAGTCGTAGTTCTCTCCATCTGGATTTGCTTTTGTTGTTCTTACTGATTGCCTGAAATCTTCTTTAGCTACCTTGTCGTAGCCTCTGTCTTTAGATTCATAGTCCCAGGCTTCACGCCATATATCTTGAACATCTAAGACCATAACTTGAATCCTTTTTCAATAGGTAAGTAACCAACAATCTTAGTTACTTTTTCCTGGTTCTCAAAGTCTGTAGTTGCAGGAAGATTCTTTTGTTCTGCAAACTCTACATCCATAGTTAGTAAGTTAAATCCCCAAGCACCTTTAGGTGTGGCATTGAAGTAAGCAGGAACTAATCTCTTAGTACTTGCTTCTTCTAGTAACCTGGCATACTTGGAGTATTCGATTAACAAAGTATCGTAATGAGTGTTTCTACATTTAAGTTCTATGTATGCACCAAGTTGTTCTGACTTACAATCATTAGTCGAAAACTTATCAGTTGATCTTTCAAGATCAGGAATAACTAACTTTAACTTATCAAAGAACTCTTCTTCGTTATACATTTTTAGATGCTTCCCATTCTCTTAAGTCATAAAGTTCTGTTGCCTTATGCACTGCTGATCCACCTAAGTTCCAGATAGCTGGTGTCTCTGGTGTGTCCACAATCCTTGACAGAAAGTACAACCATCCACACTCTAACCAGGTTGTGAATGCAGAATAACTAACGTGCTCAGGTATTTTGTAATCATCAATTTCAATCATTTATATTTCCTCCTTTAGGAGGGGAGCTGTACCTCAAGGAGGAGGAAGAGATACAGCTACGACCCAGACAGAAAAGATCTTACCACACAAACCAGTGTGGGAGAAGTTATCAGCGTGTTGCTGATAGCTTTGCTATAGCATAGCTATAGCTAGCAATTCGCCTCAGAGCGAATTGCTTGCTAGGGTAGCACACTATTTGGTTATTGTAAAACCAACACGCTGCTATGGTGTGTTAGGTTTTATGTGTTATTCTAGTCTACGTTAGGAGGCAAATGCTATTTTTAATACCACCTATTGATCTGCCTACCGAAAGCTCAGTGCTCCGTCATTGGGAGCCAACAGCCTCTCGTAGCTTTGTCAGAGTCTATGTTAAAAAACTAGGCTGGAATGACAAAGAATGGGAATGTCTTGATGAGCTTGTTTATCGTGAGTCTCGTTGGAATATGAGAGCAGATAACCCTAAGTCTAGTGCTTATGGTTTATTCCAGGTTCTTAAAACTAAGGAAGACTCCACGCTTCAAGATCAAGTTAAGGCAGGTCTTAAGTATATAGATCATAGATATGAGGGCTCTAGTTGTGAAGCTTTAAGCCACCATAACAGGAGAAATTGGTATTAAGTGATAGATCCTAGAGGTGTTCCTACTGCCTCTTGTCCTAATTGTGGGTGCGATCTTATATGGATCGTGGCTACATTTGACGAGGACACCTATGAGGTGTCAGGATATCTTCTAGATAATGCTAAGTGCTTTCATTGTGATACCCCTCTTACTGCGCCTTGTAATGAAGACGCAATAAGTAGGGGTATTCCAGGTTCTAATACTTCCTATTAACCTTGAA